TCTGAAGACATTGCATTGGTACCTACAGCACACTCAAAAATAAATTTGTTATTCTGAATTAGTCTAACAAAACACAAGAAATATTGGCGCATCAAAATGGATAAAACTATAGGAGCACCCGTAAAAATACGAGTTTTACCTATTAGCCTTTTACTTTCTGAAACAGCCTCATCCTTTAAGTGTGCTGAAAAAATACTATAATTAGTCCTTCCACTTCGATACACATCTCTCGCAATTTCCACTTCAGCCAAAACTTCTTCACTGAACATCTTACCATCAGGTGCTAACAGAGTAGGGTCAATCGTATGCAAAAATTTCTTCTTAGATGTCCTATAAGGGTGACCCATTGAAGTGTTAAAATTCATCGCATCAACATAAGCAACACCTGCAGCACCATTGACAACAGTCTCCATATTATAAGGGTGTAGTGATAAATAATGTTCTGGAGTCAATTTCTTCTTGATATCTGCTAAGAGTCCTCTATAGCAACTATGAAGCACTCTACTATCAATGGATATTGTATTCAGTAAATCTGCAAGAGCTAGAGCCTTAGGTCGTGGTGACTTTAAATCAGGCTCAACATGATCGCTATATAGCTTCATGTGGTTCCCAACAGCATTGGCAATGAGAGTGGTCTTTACATTACTCGAATTGTTGTTCCTACCTACATCAATGGATCCATAGACCGAAGCAGAACCGTGAGGCTGATAAGTGAGAGGGGATTTGTTATGGACTTTAGATCTCACTTTGACCTCAACAGTACCATTGCCTGGAGTCATTGTTCCATGTGCAGCAACCGGCAGAAGATCAGAGAAATAAGCATGTGCTTTTTCTAAAAATTCCCGCTCAATGATGATGCCACGACCATTTACCCCATTGCCGGCTGTGTGTATTCCGCCTATAGTAACTCCATTCTCACCTTGCTTCAGGCAAATCAATGCACCACACAAACCATTGAAAGTGCTCTTCTTAAGTTCATAGGCTGGATTATTCCTACACGAATACACCTTATCATTCACCTTATACGTCTCATTATCACCAAGAACGCACCTCAATATCTTGATGGGTTCTGGCACGCCTACGGTATTCCTATAAAGGAGAGTACCTGCATGGCTCACGACGCCACCAAAGCGACCACTAAAAAGGCCTGGCACATACTTCCGAGGAGCAGTATCTAGGATACGTATAACACACATGTCCTCAGTGGGATGAATATAAATATCATTCCTATCTAATTCCAGTACATCTATATTCTCCGTGATTCCTTCTCTGTGCTCTGACACAGTCAAGTGACATCTGTACTTCTCTCGCTTATCGTCAAATACATGAGCAACGGTAACAAATTCATTGTTGCCTATACTAGTAATATTGACCGTACTAAATCTAGTACAATCTTTATCCATTGTCTCAAATATCTTGAACTCGAACACACACTTAGTGAGAGTCTCCAAACATTGTTTATGTTTATGTTGTAGACTAACATCAGCTGCCTTTTCCAAAGGCTTTGTAGCAATTGGTGTGGGAAAAGCATTGTCACGTTCTTCAGCATGTTGTAGAGGGAACAAATCTTTAGACGTTCGTAGATCAGAATGTGCCGCACCTTGGCCAGTCAAACTGCCATTACGAAATCCCACAGTCTTTGAAAGTACAAAGATAGCTCCACATGATACTGCCACAGCACCAAGGTAAACCTTCATCTTGCCTTGAAATTCATCACTCATATACTGTCCAAGTGCTGCGATTTTGGCTTCATCAATCCGCTGTGAAGTTAAGGTGTACTTCTCCTCCAGAACCATGCGACATTGTTTCCATTGCACTAGTGCCCGCTCATAGGCCGCATCACAGGCCACTTGATACATGGGCCTCCGCCACCATGAAATTGTTTGCTGCATTGAACTGATAGTTCTATACAGTGACATAGTAGCGGCTGCATACCACAAACCATTATATGCAACCTT